TATTACACGCAAGAGGGCGGAGCGGTAAGCGCGGAAACGGTGGCGGCAAATATTGACACGGCGGTTCAGGCGTTCCGCGAATGGCAAGGGGCAAGGATGGGGCGGGACGTGAACCCGTCCTATTTAACCGCCCTGCTTATGCAAGCGGGCGCAAAGCGCGTTGAAATCCGTTCTCCCGTATTTGCCGTCGTACCTGACAACGCGGTTGCGCTCTTGAGCGGCAAAGCGGCGGCGGTGAACGGGGGTGCGGAGAGTGAATGACCTGTATTCAATCGACTTTACGCGTTCGCTTCCGCCAGCCCTGAAAAATGACCCGAATATGCTTGCGCTTGCGCGTTCCATAGCGGAGCAATTACAGGTTACGGCACAGCAGATCAAGCAAAATATAATTTATGCCCGCATTGACGAACTGGACGAACAGACCCTTGATATTTTGGCCTATGATCTTCACGTCGATTGGTACGACTATTCTTACCCGATAGAGGTAAAGCGGCGGACAATCAAAGACAGCGTAAGGGTTCACAGGCGGCTGGGGACAAAGTACGCCGTCGAAACCGCGCTGGGGGCCGTATTCCCCGGCACAAAGGTTCAAGAATGGTTCGAGTACGGCGGCGACCCGTTCCGCTTCAAAGTGATTATCGGCGCGGCGGAGGGCGTGACAGCGCAACAGCAAGCGGCAGTTTTGGAGCGGGTGCGGTTTTATAAAAACTTGCGTTCGCATTTGGAAACGATCAGTTATCAGATGGAGCAAGCGACGACAATTCACGTCGCAGGGTATCACGCAATCGGAACACGCCTTGAAGTATGGCCGTATTTGGCAGACAACTTCACAGAGGAAGCGACCGTGTTTGTCGGGGCCGTTGCGACGTTTGCGACGCGGCTTGAAATCAATCCGTCGCTTACAAACTTTATCACGTCGAGCGGGTCAATGCTTTTCGGCGGCTATACACAGCAGACGCGAAAACTTCAAATTCAACCTTTGAGAAATGAGGGATAGACAATGCCAGAGGAAACGACAAAAAAATTCGGTACTATCGTAACCGACGTGGGGACAATGCGAACCCGCGAAGCCGTGCTGGAGGGCAAGAAAATCAATTTGACAACCCTTGCCGTCGGCGACGGCGACGGGGCCTATTATGTGCCGTCGGCAGATATGCAGGGCCTAAAAAATGAAACATGGCGCGGGGACGTGTCCAGCGTAACGGTCAACCCGGATTCGCCGAACATGATTGACGTTGTAGCGGTTATTCCCTCCGACGTGGGCGGGTTCACGATTCGGGAAATGGCGGTTCTGGACGACGGCGAATACACGATTGCTATTTGCAACACGCCGGACACGGAAAAAGTCATAATCACCAGCGGAGCGGCGGGCGAAGTCGAAGTGACAATGCACATCGAGTTTTCAAACACGGGGATTATTACATTCATTGTGGACCCCTACGCCCTGACCGCGACAAAAAAGGACATTCAGGAGCATAACGCCGCGCCGACGGCCCATGAAGCAAAATTCGAGCAGAAAGCGGACGTTACAGACCTGAACGCCCATGTAAACAACAGCGATATTCACGTAAACCCCACCACAATGGGGAACTATGACACGGCTATTTCCGGCCTGATCGAGCATACAGAGGACACGGACATTCACGTTTCCGCAGAACTAAAAGCCGCATGGAACGCGGCGGCTGAAACGGCGGCACAGGCGGCGGCAGACGCGGCGCAAGCCCTGAACCTTGCCGCGGGCCTTGAAAGCCGCGTCGCCCGCGTGGAAGATGGCCTTTTCAACAATATCACGGGAAACCCGTTTCTTGTGTCCTTTGATTCCCTTGACGGAATTGTTCTGACAAAGGGAATCTGGAACGCGGAACGGCAAAGAATCGAATGTTGACGGAATACGCTTGCACCCGCCGGGAACTATCCTGCATTATTGGGAACCTGTTTGTTGAAATTGAACCGCCTTGCGAACGGTGCGGGGCCGCTGACGCGCTGACGATCAGCGGGACCACTTACACCGGGGCGCGGGCGGTTCTTACCGTAACAGAACACGGGTTCACTTTCGACGGGAACCCGGCGGAGGTTGCGCGAATCAGGGAAAGGCGGTGCTTGAAATGAACCCGCCAAAACAGGCCGAACAAAACGAATTTGCCATAATCACAAAGGCAAAAGACCTTGTAAAGCACACTTACACAATGACAAGCGAAAAGCGGTTTCCGAAAAAGCATTTCAAGATGGTTCAACGCTTGCAGGATTCCGCGATTGATATTTATGAGTATATACAGGAAGCAAACGAACTTGACCTTGCCGACCCGCAAGAGTTCCGCGAACGGCGGTACGATCAGAAAAAGGCGTTGACGAAGTGCAAAACCGTTCTTTTCTTGATCGAACTGTCCTTTGAACGGGAACTTATTTCAAAAGATCAATGCGCCGCATGGACAAAAGCCGTTCTTGACGTTAAGTACATGACGGCAAAGTGGCGCAAGCAAGATCAGCAACGGGCGGCGGCAATGCAGAGAGGAACCCCGGCGCGGCGATAAAGCCCGCCGGGTTTTCTTTGGGGTATGCCTTGTAGCGTCCAACTCGTACAACGTCCGCAACGTCAATTCCTCCGGCGCGATGAACTGGAACAACGCGTACAACGGCAACAGGGGCGTTCGCCCGCTTTGGTGGATTTCCGCGATTGAGTAAGCCGAAAGGCCGAAAACAGAGGCCCACTATCAAAGGAAGGTGTATCCCTCCGCCGCGGTGAGAGGGCGACGGTAAACACAAGATTGGTGAAGCAAGGCCCACGGGAACCGGCTTCCGCCCCGCCGCGGGCGCGTGGTGGGGTCCGATGATGAAGCATTGACGGGGCGGAAATACCCCGCAAGGCGGATTCTATACACGGCAAGGAGTTTTTTTAATGGCAGACGCAGAATTTTCGCGGGTATACGATTTCGGCAACTTGTATGCCGGATTCCTAAAGGCCCGCAGAGGTAAAAGGGGCAAAGCCAGCGTCGCAAAGTTTGAAGCGAATTTGCTGGAAGCAATTTGCCTACTTTCGGAAATGCTGAAAAACAGGACGTATAAACCGTCTGACTATTTCGTTTTTCGGGTGTACGAACCGAAAGAACGCGTCGTTATGACAAACGCGTTCAAAGATAAAGTCGTTCAGCATTCCCTATGCGATAACATACTTGAACCAGCATTTTCCCGCGCCTTTATTCGGGACAACTACGCTTCACAGCGCGGGCGCGGGACGCATGACGGCTTATACAGGCTGGAAGAGTTCATGCGGTCCTACTATTTTTCACGCAAGGCAAAGGCGGAGCGGGAGAGCCGGGAGGAGGGGTTGCCGCGGCCCTGCCCGCAAGCTGTCAATTATGCCGACGGCTGGGTTCTCAAATGCGACGTGTCGAAGTATTTCTATTCGATTCAACACGAACCGTTAAAACAGATGGTGCGGCAGTACGTCCGCGACCCCGGCGTTTTATGGCTTGCCGATATGATTATTGACAGTACAGAGAATCCGGGAATCCCTATAGGAAATCAGACTTCACAATGGTTCGCGGTTATGTACCTTTCGGGCTTAGATCATTTTATCAAGGAAAAGCTGGGCATTCGCTACTATGGGCGATATATGGACGACTTTTACTTGATACATGAGGACAAGGCGTACTTGCAGTATTGCCGCCGCGAAATTGAACGGTATGTTGCCCGGCTGGGGCTGAAATTGAACAATAAGACGAATATTTTCCCGCTTAGAAACGGCATTGATTTTTTAGGGTTTCATTCATACCTGACCGACAGCGGGAAAGTGATTCGGAAAGTTAGGAGGTCAAGCAAGAGCAATGAGCAACGGAAGCTAAAGAAACAGCGGGCTTTGCTGGACAAGGGAAAAATCACCATGCGGGAGATTAAACAATCCTACGGAAGCTGGCGGAGCCACGCGGAAAAGGGGAATTGTTATCACCTTATCCGCGAAATGGACGAACTGTATAAAACCCTATTTGAAGAAAAACTTTCAGAAAAGGAGTGTGTCACATAATGGCAAAGGCTTTAAGTTCTCTTGCCGTCGGCGCATTGGTAAAGGACACGGGGACGCTTTACAACGGCAAGCCCATTGTCTGGAAAATTGCCGACAAAGGCCACACGGGTTATCCTGCAAATTCTGTAACGCTGATTACAGAACGCATTATTTCGCTGAAATGCTTTGACGCTATCGAATCAGGCAACAGCGACAGCAACCGCCGATCTTACGGCAATAACCGCTGGATTTACTCAAATATCCGGCGGTGGTTGAACAGTCAAGCGGCGGCGGGCAAGTGGTACGCCGCACAGCACAGCGCAGACGCGCCCCCATCGAACGCCAACGTATGGAGCAACTATAACGAATACGACGGGGAAGCGGGGTTTCTTGCGGGGTTCTCCGCAAGCTTTGTCGCCGCCTTGCTTACTACGACGCATACCGTCGGCAAAGCGTCGGTGGACGGCGGCGGAACCGAAACTTGCACCGACAAAATCTTTTTCGCGTCGTCAACGGAAGTCGGCTTGACGGGCGACGTTACGTGCGGGAGCAAGCTGGCCTTGTTCACGGACGACGCTTCCAGACAGGCGAAGCCGACGGCGGAAGCCGTAAGCAAGAGCGAGTACACAAGTACAAGCTTGAACGCAAATTCGCCGTGGTATTATTGGCTTTGCGACGCTTACGCGTCCAACTCGTACGACGTCCGCAACGTCCATTCCTCCGGCGCGATGGGCTGGAACAGCGCGTACCGCGGCGACAGGGGCGTTCGCCCGCTTTGTAATTTGTTATCTTCAATCTTGGTATCTGATTCCCCGGATTCCGACGGAGCCTATACAATTATCTGGAATCGCGCCCCCAGCACCCCGCCCAGCCTGACGGTTCCGACGACGGTTCGCGGGGGGCAAAGCCTGACCGTAACGTGGGGAACTTCCACGGACGCGGACGGCAATTTGTCCGGGTACGTTTTGGAACGACAGTACAACGGCGGCACGTGGACACAGCTTTACAAGGGTATCAATAAGACCTACACCGACACAATCACACAGGGATGGGAAAGCGTCGCATACAGGGTCAAAGCCTACGACAGCGCGGGCGCAGAATCGGCATACAGCACAAGCCCGACCCGAACCGTTGTGAATAACACCCCGCCCACGATCAGCGGAAACAATAGCGATCTTGGGACGAAAACCGGGGCGTTCAATCAGGCTTACACAGTCACAGACCCGGACAGCGGGCAAACGCTGTCCGTCACGGAAAAGATCGACAGCACAGTAAAGCGAACCTATACCGCGACCAGCGGGCAAAGCTATTCATTCAATGTCACGGCGGCGGAATGGGTGAAGCTTGCCAACGGTTCGCATACCCTGACAATCACAGCCGCAGATAACGTCGGCGGAACCGCCACCCGAACCTATACGTTCGCAAAGAATGAAACCGAAATCGAAATGACGCTTGCCACCCCGCTTTCCTCCGACGACGCGGTTACAAAGGCAATTATGAGCGTTACGCGGCAGATTCCGGCGGGAGCGACCTTTACCGTTGAAGTCTGCAACAATGCCTTTGACACGTCGCCGACATGGGAGGACGTAACACAGGCCGTCACCAGCGGGAACAAGTTCTTTTTGAACAACACCACAAAGACCGCGGCGCAATGGGGGTTCAATCTCCGAATTAAAGTCAAAAGAAACGGGGCAACGGGCGATTGCTACATTGTTTCAGCAGGGGGGAATTTTGAATGAGCGTACAGCACAAGCAAGACAGTATTCGGAATATGCGGCTGGAGCGGATGGGGATTCAGCCGCCCGCAGACTGGAACGACGTTGAACAGGTCCGCGCGGTGAAAAAGCAAGAGATCGGCGCGGCCTGTTCCGCCGCGATCTATGCGGGCATTGAAGTTGACGGGTCACGGTACAGCCTGACCGAACACGACCAAACAGAATTGATGGCACAGGCGCAGACGGTCAAAGAGGGCGCGGCGGCGGTTCCCTATCACGCCGACGGGGAACTTTGCCGTATGTACCCGGCGGAAGAGTTTACCGCGCTTGCACAGGCGGCAACGGCCCACGTGTTCTATCATCGGACATACTGCAATCACATGAACGCGTGGATTGCGCGGGCCGATCTGGAAGAACTGCCCGCGATTGCTTACGGCGCAGAACTTCCGAACGACCTTGCGGCAAGCATGGCGGCAATTATCGCCGCCGCGGGCGGTGGTGCGGCATGAAACGTGTTTTGACGATATGGGCCGCGCTGGGGGCCGTGTATGTTGCCCTTGAAATCCTCTTCCGGGGACGGTCCCACCCTGCAATGCTGATTGTCGGCGGGCTTTGCGGGGTTCTTGTGGGGGCAATCAATCAGCGGCCCGGTTTTTACCGCGCCCCGGTCATTGTGCAAGCAATGATCGGGGCGTTGATCGTCCTTGCAGTTGAGTTTGTAAGCGGGTGCGTGCTGAACCTATGGCTGGGGCTTGATATTTGGGATTATAGCAATCAGCCCGGCAACGTGCTGGGACAGATTTGCCCCGTGTTCGGCCTTTTGTGGTTCCTGATTATGCCCCTTGCGATTTGGGCGGAGGACACGGCGCGGTGGCTTATATGGGCCTATGAACGCGCCGTATACGGGAAAGCCGGGGAGCCGCCCGGCATTGCCCCGTATTCGCTGAAAAGCGTATACATGGACTTTATTTGCGGGAGGTAGACACAATGCAGGATTTTATAACAATCATAGGGATTTTAAGCCCGATATGTGCAATCATTTTCGGCTGGGCCGCTTTTGCCCGCAATGGGAAAAAGGACACGGCAGACGAAGCAAAGAACGACGCGACCGTTTTTACGGAAATCGGGTACATCAAAAGCGGAATCGACGACATAAAGCAGGAACAGCGGGAGCAAAGGAAAATGAATACGGATTTCGTTACCCGTCTGACAGCGGTTGAAGAATCCGCAAAACAGGCGCACAAGAGAATTTCGCGGCTGGAGGATATAACCGACCACGCAGACCATTTAGAGGGATAAAGAAAGGCGGTGCGGCATGGGATATGTATTCGCCGTCGCCGCCGGACTTATCGGCGGCATTGCCGCCCTTGCGCTGATTGAGCGGCGGCAGTATAGGAAACACAGACACGCGCGAAGCAGAGCCGCACAGACCGTCAAAGAGGAAAAAGGAACCGCCCGAAAGATCGAGTTTTCAAAGCTTGTTCTTTCGGCGGTTCTTTTGACTTATTTTGCGGGGTTCGGGCTGGGCTTTTGGGCGGTGCTGGTTGACCTTTCGCAATTAGGGGTTTTTCTTGCATACGTGGGAACCCCTACGGCAACGGTTATCGGTTTCTATTCGTGGAAAGCAAAGGCGGAAAACGTCGTGAAGATCAAAAAGGCGAACCCGTCTGAAACAGAGGGGTTGCCCGTTGACCTGAACAACATTCAGCCATAAATGGAGGTTTTACAAATGGCATTGAAAGGAAAAACGGCGGAAGAACAGATTTATAATTTCCTGATCGGAAAGGGTATGACCCCAGCAGGGGCCGCGGGCCTTATGGGGAATCTGTACGCCGAAAGCGGCCTGAAGCCGACGAACATTCAAAACAGCTATGAAAAGAAGCTGGGATTTACCGACGAAACATACACGGCGGCGGTTGATTCCGGCGCATACGGAAATTTTGTGAACGATTGCGCCGGGTATGGCCTTGCACAATGGACATATTGGAGCCGCAAAAAAGCCCTTTTGGAGTTCGTAAGGGCGCGGAGCGCGTCGGTGGGCGATCTTGAAACACAGCTTGAATTTTTGCTTCACGAACTGAACACGGGTTACACGGCGGTTTTGTCTGTCCTGAAAACGACGGGTTCGGTTCGGGCCGCGTCCGACGCGGTTTTGCTGAAATTTGAACGGCCCGCAGATCAGAGCGCGGCGGCGCAGGAACGCCGCGCAGGGTACGGGCAGACCTATTATAACAAATATGCCGCGGGAGCGGAGAAAGGGCAAGGAAGCATGACAGCAAAGGAAAAACAGAACAGGGCGAACATTGTTGCAATCGCCGAAAGCTTTTTCGGGTGCAAAGAAAGTGACGGGAGCCACAAAAAGATTATCGACATTTACAACGCGGACAAGCCGCTGGCCCGCGGCTATCCCATGAAGTACACCGACGCGTGGTGCGCTTGCTTTGTGTCCGTGGTAAGCATTCAGGGCGGCGCGTTGTCGGTTATGCCGAAAGAAGTCGGTTGCGGCAAAATGATAGAACTGTATCAAAAGCTGGGCCGATGGCAGGAAAACGACGCATACGTTCCGGCCCCCGGTGACGTGGTTTTTTACGACTGGAACGACGGCGCGAATTATGCGGCGACCGATAACACAGCCGCGCCCGATCACGTCGGAATCGTGGTTTCTGTCACAGGTTCCACAATCAAAGTGATTGAGGGAAACATGAGCAATGCGGTGGGGTATAGAAACCTTGCTGTCAATGGGCGGTATATTCGGGGGTTCGGGTTGCCTGATTTTTCGGCGGTCACGGTCAAAGCCCCCGCAGGAACCGCCACACGGCCCGCAGAGCCGCCCGCAACGTCCACGGGGTCAAATGATACGCAGGGCGCGGCAATGCCCGTTGTGGGCGACGTGGTGCAGTTTACGGGGGCGGTCCATTATGCAAGCGCAAACGCAAACAGCGGCCCCGCGTGCAGACCGGGGACGGCAAAGGTCACACAGCTTGCGCCGGGGACGAAACACCCTGTTCACCTTATCGCACAAAGCGGCGGCGGGTCCACGGTTTACGGATGGGTTGACCTTGCAGACATTCAGGGCGCAACGTCCGCAGGGACCGCAACGGCCCCGAAAATGCGCGTCGGTGCGCGGGTGAAGTATTCCGGCCCCTTGTACCGGGACAGCAACGGGAACGGGCAGGGAATGAACGTGAACGGCACGTACACGGTCAAATATTATTATCCGGGCCGCAAATGCGGCGTACACGTTGACGGGCTGGGCTGGGTTCCTGAATCTGCCTGTTCCGTCGTCGGCTAAAGAAAGGGGAAACAATATGAACATCATTCAATTTCTGTTTGCAAATTGGGACAGCGTGCTGGTTGTCCTTGCGTTCCTTGCCTTGATCGTCGTTCTTATCAAGCGCGGAGAAACAAAGGTGCTGAACAAGGTTCTTTTCAGCCTTGTTACACAGGCCGAAAGGCAATTCGGCGGCGGAACTGGAAAGTTGAAGCTTGCCGCCGTGTCCGATTGGATTTACCAGCGGATTCCCGCCGTGCTGAAATTGCTTTTCAGCGAAAAGGACCTTGAACGCATGATTGAAACCGCGCTGGAGGAAGCGAAAAAGGCATGGGGCAATAATGATAATTTGAAAGAGTACGTCGAAACGCCGCCCATTGAAAGCCTTTTGACAGGGTACGCAATCGAGGAAATACCCGCCGCAGAACCGAAACCCGAAAAATAAATAGTCCGATTCGGACAGGTTCGGACACAACGAAAGCCCGCCGGGATTTTGCCCCGGCGGGCTTTTTGTGTTGGCAAGCGATATTTATTCGGCCTGTTCGTATGTGTAAGAGCCGTCCGCGCCGCGCTTGATAAATCCGACGGTATCAGCAACGCGCCCGTCGTCGTCGAGGGTTCCATAAACGGGAAGCGTTACGTCGGAGCCGTCAAAAACAATCCCCGTTCCGTCGTCGCATTTAATCGTGAAATAGTTGTACCCGCTATCTTTCACGACGGTTTCGGTAAATTCGGCGAAGTTTTCCGCCGTAAGTTCTGCAAGCTGGGATTTTAGGACGCTGACAAAGGCCCGTTGCCCGATCACGTCGCCGGAACCGCTTTTCACGTCGGCGGTTTTCACGTCACAGTCAAGCAGGAAGTTATATTGTTTGTATTCCGGGTAAAGAATATTTTTGCCGTCGCTTATTTCGGAAACCGTGCCGTCGTCGTTCATTTTGACTTCAAGGGTGTTTGTCCCCCAGCGAACCTTGTAAACGCCGTCGGTTTCGGAAACCGTGCTGATCTTACCGTCGAGGCCGCAGGACACAAGAGCAATGAAAACGTCGTCGGCCTGTTCCGGCGTGATCTGCATATCCGCCCGAATCGTGTTCATCGAATCCGGGTAGAAATCATATTGCGCTGATAGTTCACCCGATTTCGGCGTGTCAAGGTCAACCAGCACGTCGCCACACGCACACAAGGACAGAGCAAGACCCGCCGCAAGAACAAGAGAAAGAAACCTTTTCATTTTGGAATCCTCCATTCCGCCGCCCGAAAAGTTAGGCGGCTTGTTTATTTTTTCAAAGTCTGAACCGTTTGTTTCAACGTCGTTCTGACCTTTAACACAATTATACACTTGCCGCGCGTTAAAGTAAAGAATAAAGCGGAACTTTAACACACGGGAGGGAAGCCGCATTGAAGATTTACGAATACAAGGGCCGGAAAAACCTTTGCGGGCAACGGGTAAAAGAAGCACGCGCCCGCCGCAACATAACACAAGCCGACCTTGCCGCCCGCTTACAGGTTGCAGGGGTAACAATGGAGCGGGACAGCGTAAGCAGAATCGAGATCGGAACCCGATTTGTGACAGATTATGAACTGACCGTGCTTGCAAAGGTGCTGGGCGTGTCTATGGAATGGCTGACAGAACAGGAAGATTGAAAGCCCGCCGGGAGTGGAACCCGGCGGGCTTTTGGCGTTGGCGGTCAATCTTGTTTCATGCGAACATTCTTGAAGCGGGATTTTGTTTCCTTTTGAATTTCGCTGATTCTGTATGGGATAAGATCGTTCAGAATAAAGTCTTTTTCCTCTTCAAATTCCGATTGCGTGCGGACGCGCCAAAAACCGGGCTTGTCGGGGTCCTCTATGCGCTGAAAACAGCCGTCGGCCTCTGCTTCCTCCGGGGTTTGCCAGCGGGTCCATTTTTCGCGCATTTCATTAAAAGATTTTATTCGGTCCGCCTGTTTCTTTAGAGTTTTTGCGCCGTATTGGGAAAGGTTGGTTTTCTTTACAAGTTTATTAAAGCAATCGACCCCACATTTCAACGAAAAACCGTCGTCAAAATGAAAGACAAAGACGTTCCGAATATATGTGCCGCAATGTTCGCAACGAATACCCTGATTTTTTGGAAGTGTATAGCAATCAATCCACATTTCATAATCCCCCATTGATAATTGATAGAGGGGCGGCGGAAGCCGCCGCCCCGGTAAAGTATCAGCAGACGAATACACCCAGCGGGGACCCGTTCGCGGAACGCCAGCCCCGGCGGTGTATATCCGACAGACGGACGCGTTCGGGCTTGCTGGGCCGTTCGTCCCAGCGAATCAGGGCATAAACGCCGCCGCGGGTAAAGCGTCCGGCAGGTTCATCGAAGAATCCGACAACCGTTCCGCCCTGAACAGGATAGCAAGCCCCGCACACGCATTCGACGCGCTGACCCAGCATAACAATAACCGTTCCGTCGTCGGCGGGCTGGGAAATCGTCACGATTTGGGAGGGGGCCGCGTTTGTCGTGATGGGAGCGGCGGAGGGTTCCTCCGCGGGTTCTTCCGGCTGAACTTCACGTTCAGCACGAAAAACAGGGGCCATAGAATAACGATCAGGAATAATATATTCGCCGCGTTCGTCGCTGAACAGTTTTGTCCGCCGGGTTTCGCCGTCCCGCTCGAAAGTCACGGTTTTTTCAGTGCGTTTCACGATTCTAATTGTGAAAATGCAGTTGTGGTCACACGCGCTTGTATCAAAGTATTCTTTGCCGATTTCAAACTTTTTCATTTTGACTACCTCCATATATTAAACGTATTGTTGAAGTTACCTTGTACCGTGTCGGCCCCCTTTTCGTGTCGGCCCGTAAGGTTGGCCCCCGCCGTATTCTTTATGCCCCGGCGGGTGGGCTTGTGTTCCCTCTTTCTGTCTTTAATTATACTCGCGTGAGTATGAAAAGTCAACACGTAAAATCGCACAAAGATACTCGCGTGAGATTGTGCAATATTCATACTTGCGTGAGTATTTGAAAAGTGCTATAATCTCAAAGGAAGCAGAAAGGAGGGGCAAGCATGGAAAAAAAGAAATACGCAAGCAACACCCGCGCAAAAAACAAATGGAACGCGGCGAACTATGATCGTCTTTATCCGTATGTGAAAAAAGGAAAAAAAGCGACGTATCTTGCCGCGGCACAAGCGGCGGGAAAATCGTTGAATGAATGGATAGAAACGACGCTTGACGCGGCGGCACAAAAGACAGTCGAGGAATAG